CGTGGACGTAGAGAGGGTGTCAGTAAAATCGAGATACACTCCAAACATGGGGCGTCAGTATGGAGGCCACTGAACAAGGTATAGGCAACTCCTGTTCGTATATTGAAACATGGATGATAAGGAAAATATAGCTAGGATTATGGCCACACCCAGCGGGTATGCGCGGCTGCGGCTGGGGTTTAATCTGCATCCAAAACAGGCGGCGGTGTTGGAGGCAATATTTAATCGCAAGAGCCGGGTGGTGTTCCGCTGCGGGAACGAGGTTGGCAAGACGCAGGTGGTGGTGTGTTCGGCGGTGCTTTATGCGATCGAGATACTGGGCGCGCAGGTGGTGAGCACGGCCAGCGTATCGCGGCAGGTGTTTGATCAGTTGATCCCGGCCCTGAAGCGGCACAGCCAGAAGTTTAGCCCGGACTTGTGGCGGTTTCAGGATCGGAGCATCAAGCATTACGACGTCGAGAAAAAGACGTGGAGTGATCGATATATCGGATTTGCGGCGGAGGATGAGCACGGGTTTCAAGGGTTTCATGGGGCGGATGGCGTGCCGTTGCTGATGATTCTGGACGAATCGCAGGGCATCAAATACGACATCGCCAACGCGGCGGAGGATCGTTGTAACCCGGACTACATGCTGATTTGCGGCAGTCCTGGCGATCCTCAGGGGTATTTCTACGATTGCGAGACAAAGAACGCGGCGCATTACCAGCATTTCATGCTGCCGAAGCACGAATGCACAAAGTCCAAAGGCTGGTGGATTGATGACGGCGACATCGAGCGGATGATTGCCAAGCATGGTGAGGATAATCCGTTTATAAAATCTACGGTGTTTGCCGAGTTCTCGGACGTAGTGGAGAACGCGCTGATAACACTCAGCGAATATGATCGGTGTTTGAACAATCCGCCGGCATTCCGTCCCGGGGATCGGCGCGGGTTTTGTGACTTTGCGGCCGGCCGGGACAAAAACGTGTTTGCGGTGGCGGATGGGAACAAGGTTGAAATCAAAAAGAAGTGGGTGGATCGAAACACCATGAGCGCGGTGGGCGAGTTCGTGATGATGTTCAACGAGCAAGCCAAGGAGATTGGACTGAAGGCGGAGGAAATCAGCGGGGACGCGGACGGGCTGGGCTTGCCGATGGTGCAACGGATTCAGGAAATCGGCTGGCCAATTCACGAGTTTCACGGCGGAACAGCAGCGCGGTTTGGGGACAGTTACAAGAACGCGATTGCGGAGGCGTGGGGCGAGGGGTGCAACAAGATCAAGCGCGGGGACATCATTCTGCCGGCGGACCTGGACATGAAAGCGCAGATCCTTGGGCGCAAGGCAAAGCGCAATAGCTCGGGCAAGCTGGAATTGGAGAGCAAGGAAGACATGAAGAAGCGCGGTTTGAACAGTCCCGACGAAGCGGACGCGGTGTTTGGGGCGATGATGCCTGCGCCGTTGGCCAAGAGCGTTCAGTTTGGGCAGAGCGCCCGGCAGAACTGGCGCGAGGCGTTTGATGAGCAGCAGACAAGCGGGGCGGGGGTGACTTACTTTCAGTAGCGGAAAAAAAATTATGAAATCAAAAACTCCGTTTATCAAACTGGGTCGCACAATAATAAACATCCAAGACATCAGCCGGATGGAGGTAGTATTTAGACCTGTTGATGACCAAGATTTGTATGAGTGTGCGGCGATGCTAAAAAACCTAGACCAATGGTGTGAAAAGGTGAAATCACCTAACCAAACAATGGACGGACAAGAAATGAAAATGCGAATCCATCTTAGGGGAAATGGCCACGACGTTGTATCTCTAAGATTTGAAAACCCAGTTGTTTTAAAAAACGCCAGAGACACAATCGAAAAGCTCATGGGCAAACATTTCGGTCTTTACGATATTGGCAAGGGTGGGGAATAAAGTTGTTGAGGGATAGCGGCGACGGGATTACACCTTGGCGTGAGACTGTTGGACATTGCATGTCTGAAATCGCCAAGGAGTGAAGGAACTTTTCGATAGTGCACACGGAATCCTGACGGGCCGATCGGTTTGGGAGAACAAGCAAAGGCTTTTCTACCAGATGCGGCACGATGGCATTCGCCGTTCCAAGAAGCCATTCCCCGGGGCGGCGGATGGGCATTACCCGCAGATTGACATGGCGATCCGCAAGGCCAAGCCGTTCTGGATGGGGCAGGTGACGAGCGGGGACAAACTGGCGGTGTTCACTTCTCTGAAGCCCAATGACCTGGGCACAATGCAGGATGCGGCGGCGGATTACTTCGATTTCGTTCTGACTCAAAAGACCAAGTTTCTGCGCAAGTTGCGCGTGGCGGTGGATGAAATGCTGCTGCGCGGGCGCGGCGTGCTGAAGGTGACGGTGAATCCGCTGGACGATTACAGCATCCAAGTGGAGGCGATAAATCCGCTGTTTATTCTCATGCCGCAGATGGCGGATGACTTTGCGGATGCGGATGAGTTCGTGCATGTGAAGCACATGACCGTGGCGGCGTATAAGCGGCTGGATGCGCGCTATGACACCACGCCGGAAACCATCGCCAAGATTCGCGGCAGTGAGAACTTCGAGAACTTCAGCCAGTTGACGGAGGAAAAGCGGACGCGCGAGGGCATCACGCACACGACCAACCCGGACAACATCATCCTGTGGGAGCATTGGGTTAAGACTGCCGGCGGCTGGACGATCCACACGTATAGTCCTCACGCGCCAGAGAAGCCATTACGGCAACCGCATGGGTGTCCCTACAAGTATGACGGCAAACCGAGTTGTCCGTTTTTCTCGTTCCCGATGGAGGTAAAGGATGAGGGTTGGTACGCGCCGCGCGGGTTGGCGGAATTGCTCGCCCCGGTGGAACAATACCTGACGAAGCTGTGGAACGAGAAGGCAGACGCAATGACGTTTGCCAATCGCCCGCTTTACACGGGTGAGAAGGAGATTTTGAACGCGGCGAACTATCGTTGGGCGCCGGGCGAATACATTCCGGGTAACATCCGCGGAGTACAACAGGGGCAACCGCCGTTCTCGTTCGATCAGGAAATCATGTTTGCGCGGAGCATTGGCGAGATGCAGGCGCAGACGCCGGACTTTGGCATCACGCAGCCGGGGCAGTCGGATACTGGCGGCAAGGCGCGGACGGCGACGGAAAACCAGCGCATTGCGGCGTTGACGCAGGCCGGCACGAATGACAACGCGGTGGTGTTCCGGGAGAAGCTGGCGGAGGTGTATCGGCACATCTGGGGGCTGATGCTGCAATTCAAGCCGAAAGACTTCACGTATTACGCAGCCGGCGAACTAGGGACGTTGCCAGAGCAGGCATTGCACGCGGCGTATCTGATCACGCCGGACGGCTCGCCGGATGGGTGGAATCGGGCCATGCGCTTTCAGAAAGCGGCGGCGTTGTTGCAGATGTTCACTGGCAATCCGAACGTAAACATGGAGGTATTGACGCGGAACGCCTTGGCGGCGGATGACGCGCGGTTGGCACAGGCGGCGTTTATCCCGAGCAACCTGAAGGGGAGCATCGAGGCCGAGGATGAGGCGATGGAAATCGCCATCCTGAAGGAAGGTTTCCCCGCGGTGGTGACGCCGGGCGAGGATCACGCGACGCGCATCAAGATTTTGATGGGTTGGTTGATGAAGCAGCAGCAAATCGGCGCGCCGGTTGATCCGATTGCCAAGCAACGGATTCAGGAGCATCTGGCGGCGCACGCGCAGTATTTGAAAACGACCAACCCGCAGGCGTTCCGGCAACTGACAACGCAGGTGGGAGGCATGGAAGCGCAACCGCAGCAACCTGGTGCTGGCAATGTCGCGCCGATGCCGGACGGCAGTGTGCCGGTGCAAACGCAAAACGTAGGAGCAATATGAGCAAATTCCGAACAGTGATCCCGGTGGATACAAAGGCGATTCTGGCCAAGCTGCCGCGGGGCAGTTACGTGTATGAAATCAAAATGACGCCGGAGAAGGACGGCGTGGAGGTGATTTGGGATAATGACCTGATCATTGCCCGGTTTCAGCAAATCGATTTTCCGCCAGAATGTTTTGACGGGGAATTGCCAAAGGATGTCGTGCGGGTGATTGGACAGGAGCGGAAGCCGGCTCAACAGGAGTCAACCGAGAAAATGGAGGACTCCACGGCGGCGAGTTCGGCTTTGGAAGAAGCACAATCCAATCCCGGGGTGGGGAATAAACCTGTTGCGCCGGAACCGGAAAAACCCAAACGTAAACGAGGGTGAGACATTTGATGTCCAAGCTGGTCGGGTGGCTGCTTTCGTTCGCACCGAAAGCGCCGGAAGCGGCTGCGGCCCTGCCGCCCGTGTGGTGGGCGAAAGCTGAGGCAGCATGGACGCCCGACCATGCCAAGGCGTTGCAGACATTTTTGGCGAGTCCGACCGGACGTGCGGTATTGGATCGGATGTATGCAGCGGCAGTGGCAAATGCGCGGGAAGGCGTAAAAGACGCGATGCACGCAAGTCATAGCGCCGGCCACTCCGCGGGTTTCTTCGATGCGCTGGAATGGCTGGTGAGCCAGGCGCGCATCGAGTTTGAGCAGCACATTGAGATTTCGGGAGCAGACGCCGACCAGTCTGCAACATCCGCGCAACAGCCAAGCGGCGAAGCTGCGTTGCGCGAACATTATTCGCCGTAAGTGAGAGAAACGAGCATGACAGACATCGCAGAACTACAAGGCGTCGAGGCGGGCATGGCAGCGTTGGCCGAATTAGAGGCGCAACGCGGACCAGACCCGGCGGCGGCTGACAGCGCGAGCACGGAGCAACGCGCGGCTCAATCTGCGGAGGGTGATGCTCAAGCTCAACTGAACCAATTAACCGACACACCAGCGGCATCAGGCGGTGAGGCCACCGCGGGCCAATCTCCGGCCAAGCCGGAGGCTGGAAAGACCGACACAAAAACGGATGCGACGGTAGAAACTCAACAGCAGAACCAAGCCAGGGACGAGAAAGGCAAGTTTGCCAAGGATGCGCAGCGGCGGGATACGTCGTGGAAAGCGTTGAACGCGGAAAAGGAGAACTTCGCCAAGGAACGCCAGACGTTCGAGGCGGAACGGGAAGCGTGGAAACGCGAGCGGGAGCAGGCCGAAGCGGAAACCATCGTGACGCCGGAGAAGTATGAGGGTTACGCGCAACAGATGCGGCAACGGGCCGATCATCTGCGGGCGGAGGCGGACCGATTGGAAGCGGCAGGCAAGTTTGACGAAGCCGAAGCCAAGCGCGAGGACGCGCGGGATGCGGAGGCAGACATCCGCAAGGCGACGCGGGCGGCGGAGGAATTGCGGAAGAACCCGCCGGCCAACGTGCAGCAGCGCAACCAGAAGATCGAGGCGGAGAAGCGCGAATGGACGTTGAAAGCGGCGCAGGAAAATCCCGACCTGGCAAAAGATGGCAGTGAGTTTCAGAAGGCGGTGGCGAACAAGTTGCAGGAGTTGCAGGCGCAATCCCCGCAAATGTTGCGCGATCCGCGGAGCATCTATTTTGTGACAAAGCTGGTAGCGGCGGAGACTGCTGCCGCTGGTGTGCCGGGATTAAAGGCGAAGTTGGGCCAGATGGAGGCAAGGGTTAAGGAGTTTGAAGCCCTGACTGGTCCGAACCCCGCGGGCGGCGTAGCGCCGAACCTGGGGGAGATTCCAATGGAGCAGCGTTCCCGTGAGGAACAGCTTGCGGCCTTGGAACAGATGGCCACTGGCCAGTTGGCCTGGGGACGCTGATTCCGGTAATGCCCTTGCCATCGCAAGATGGCTAATACAATCGCAATCTTCAATCAGGGCGGGACGTCACAGCCGGCGGACTTTGCCGATCGGGTACAGAAGTTTTTCAGCAAGGACTTGCTGGAAGCGTTGCAGTTTGAACTGGTTCTTGCCAGCTACGGCATGAAGCAATCGTATCCCGCAATCGGGGACACGATCCGTTTCTTCCGTCCGCGCAAGGCGAACACGGACGGTCTGTTGGGTTTGACCGCGGCGGAAAGCGCCGGGCCGAGCCGGGCGGGCACGGCGACATCGTTGACCGAAGGCACGACCCCGACCCGCATGACGGACGTGGGGGTGGGCTATGTGGACGTGCAACTGAAGCAGCGCGGCCAGATCAGCAGCATCTCGGACATCGTGCAGGCCATTGACCTGTTGAACACCGTGAAATTGCACAGCAAGAAGCTGGGCGAGGACGCGGCGTTGGGTCTGGACGGCATTGTGCGCCAGGCGTTGATGGCGGGTCTGACCAACACCGATACCACGTATGGCGCGGGCCACCCGTTCGAGCGGTATCCGCACATCACCATCACGGACGACAGTTCGACGGACTACGACACGTTCAAGGTCACGGCGAACGTTTCCAAGAGCAACGGCAAGATCACCCGGGCGGTGCATCTCGGTTGCATCACCCAGTTGCGCGTGGCGAACGTGCCGACCATTGGCGGCAAGTATGTGGCGGTGATGCCGCCGCCGGTGGCGCACGACATGCGCCAAGACACGACCTGGGTGAGCGCGGCGACGCAAGTGGACACGCAAAACCTCTACAAGCGCGGCAAGATCGAGCTTGATGGGGCGGTGATTGTCGAGGCCGACAACTACAGCGTGGAAGGCGACACGTACCAGACGCAACTGGGCACGACCGCGATCACGGGCACGAACACGCCGGTTTATTCCACCTGGTATCTCGGGCGCGATGCGTTCGGCTGCGTGGAACTGAACGACAAGCGCGCGGGCGCTTCGATGATGGGCCCGAAACTCATCGTGAACGCGACCCCGGACAAGGCTGATCCGCTCAACCTCAAGACGGTGTTGGGCTGGAAGGCGTTCTTCGGGTGCAAAGCGTTGCACACGTTGGAAACCTCCGATGTGCCGCATTACGTGCAGTTGCGGACCAAGAGCACGTTCTGAGGATTCACGGGGCGGTGGGGAAACCCACCGCCCTGCTTAACGGATAAGACTGATTTGACCAAGGAGACCGATATGAACCCGATGCCCCCGACGGATGGTGATTTTGCGGTAAACAGTGGCGCAGAAATGCCGCCGGAACTGATGGCCATGCCCGCGGCCAATGAACAGCGCGTGCCGCTGGCGGCGTTGCAACAACCCGACGACCAGGAGGCTTTGGTGACGCCGGAAGTGGGGGACATGGTGAGTTACACGGTCGAGGGGCGAGTGAGCCGGATCGAGGGCGATGTGGCGATTGTGACGGTGGAAAGCGCCAACGGAAAGCCGCTGCAAGAAGAAGGCGCGGAAAGCCCGGCGCAGGAAATGGGCGAAACAGACAGCTACGAAAGCTTGGAGAACCAAGCGAAAGGCATGGTGATTTGATATGAATATCCCGACCCGGAAAATCCCCAGCAACGACGGCGGCGCCCTGGTGGCGAGCCGCGTCATCAGCACCACGCCGGTCAAACTGTTGAGCTTGATAGTGCTCAACACCGGCCCGGCGCAATACATCCAGCTTTTTGAAAGCGCAACCGTGCCAGCGGAGGGGTCTGTGCCGGAATTGCCGGCGGTGTATGTGGGGGCCAACAGCACCACGCAATTCGATTTCGGGGTGTTTGGCATTGACTTCGACAGCCTGAGCGTTTGCAACAGCAGCACCGCGGCGACCAAGACGATTGGCGCGGCGGACTGCGCAATGGTGGCGATTGTCAGAGGTTAAGCTTATGAAAATGCCCAAATTCATTCTGGTGCTGTTTTTCCTGCTGGCAACGCTGGCGGTTCATGGGGCGCTGACGGTCAGTCCCGGAGGATCAGACAGTAACTCCGTTTACAACATCGCGATTGTGGCGGCAAACAGCGTGGGCGGACCGACCAATGGCGTGACGGCAGCCACCGCGGCCAGCATCGCGGCGACGAATGTGACTCAGGGATGGGCGTATGGAGCGACGAATTTGGCTCCAAACGCAAATATCACAAATGGCGGTTGGGTGATGCGGATTGCCACGAACATGTACAACAACAACAGCAATCTGGCGGTGCATTACTATCCCGCGACGAACGCGACTTTGCCGGGTGGCGGCTTGCATCTTGGCTCTGTCGGAACCACGCCTCACGCTTCTGATCTGTGGGAGATGTGGCTCAATGTGTGTCACGATTCCAGCACTCCAAGCCTGCGCGGTTCGGAGATGCAAATGTTTGCCGGCGGGAATTGGGCGATGGCAGTCGGCTATGGCGCGGGCATCATCAAACATTTGCAAAAGGGCATTGGCCCGCAAAACCCACGCAGCGGTGGCGCATCATGGAATCCGTGGAGTTACGCGCAACGAATTGCTCCGTATGAATATGAGCCTGGATACAGTTGGGCGGATACTTACAAGGTGATTTTGTTGAGTGGGGCGGAGAAATACCCCGGCTTTGTTTCGCGTCACTGGACCAACGACGCGGGTTTTGGTGAGCGTTGGGAGCTTTCTCTTTTGAAAGATCTGAACGTGACTTTTGCATCCAGAGATGGAGGTGCATACATCGAAGATATTTGGTCAATCAGCAACGTCGTAGATGGCGCTGGGTATTATGTTTATGCCAGCGGCGCGCTGGAAGGTCTTTATCATCGTGGCGCATTTCTTCAGTCTCAAGCTTCCTCATCGCCATCTGGAAGCACCAACATCGCGCTGGATTTTGGAAAGTCTGCTTCGGTTGCCATCACTGCCCCGACCGGCGCGTGGAAATTCTACACAACGAACAACCTCTACTACTCGACAAATTATCAGCGGATGGTGTTCTTGATGAAATACACCGGGAGCGGAATCACAAACATCTCCTATCCAGCCTGGTATGTTCCCACAAACGTCACGCTGCTGACCTCATTGCCAGGAAGTTATTATTACCGGCTCGAACTAGAAAGCTTCGGGATTGGCGAGACCAACAAGGCTGTGGTGTCTGCCACTGCTGGAACTGACCCGACCTTCTATTACGACTCGGACGCGCAGTCTTTCTTTAATCGGGTTGGAGGCTTGGCGTCAGAGCAACGCAGCAACGCAGTAAACCAACTGGTCCTGAATCTAAAGACTACCAACTTGTGGACTGTAATTGATGCAATCTATCCGTTTGCTGGAACGACTGACCGCATCAACACGAACAATCTGAAATCGTCCAGCTTCGGTGGTGTGTTCACTGGAACACCGGCGCAGTCCAACGGCTTTGTTTCAGACGGCACGGATGATTACATGGCCACTGGTTTTATTCCGTCCAGTGCCGGAGGCAACTATACACAGGACTCCGCACATGTGGCTGTTTACACGCAATCTAGCACGATGGACGATCTTGACCGCTTGCTTGGCGTTTATGATTCATCCGGTGGCGTGAAGGGTGTTCAAATTCGTCGCAACGGAACAACCCTGCAGGTGCTTGGGCCGAACAATGGAACTTACACCACCGGCGCGGCGCACGGCGGAGATTACACCGGCTTCATGTGTGGTTCGCGGGTGGCATCTGGCACCGCATGGATTCAAGTCCGCACCACACAGACCAGCGGCGCTTCAACTTCATCGGCTTTGCCGACCAAGCAAATTTATATTGGGGCAAACAACAACGATGGCACTGCAGCCAGCTTCACTGCCGCGAGCTATCGCTGCGTGAGCATCGGCGGCGGTTTGACCACCGACCAGATGAACGCGCTGAAATGGTGCATGGAACAATACGTCAACCAGATGCCGTGAAAACTAAACTCACACTAGCTGTTTTGGTTGTTGTGCTGGTTTCTCTGGCAGTTGTTCAACGCAAGGAGATCGGCCATCTAAAACACGAGCGCGCTGTGCTCAAAGTCAGACTTGGTGACAAGTGGACAGACGAGGACTGGAAATACGCCAGCACAAAGTATCTAAGATGAAACCAATTATATTTGGATTCTTACTTCTAGTTGCACAGATCGTTTGCGCTCTGCTTGATTGGGGATGGGGGCTACTCGCCGCTTCTGCGCTTGTCCTAGCCTGGGTATGGCCTACTTGGGTATGGCCTAAGAGTATTTTTTACGGACTGTGCCTCTGTGCCTCCGTGGTTCAGGCCCAGCCAAAGGGCGCGGCACTGTTGATTCCATCCTCAACCGTGACTGCCGTTCGGACGAATGTGCAACGGTTTCTTGTGTGGGATTCAAGTGAGCCACAGTTCGGAATTTACATTGGGACGAATCGCGCCGGGCTGGTGAAACGAGCGACCATCAGCACTAACAGTTTTCCGATCACAAACGGTTCGGTGTATGCCGTGAGCGCAATAAACATTGCTGGCATCGAAAGCACGCTGGCCTATTGGCCTAGCAATCGGGTTGGCGCACTGGAAACGCAAGCGAGCGCAGACCTTATCAACTGGCAACCGCTGGCGACGCTCGAAACTTTTACGAACAAGCCTGTAAGGCCGAGACAGTATTTGCGCATCGTGGATGTGACCAAGGCTTGGTTGCCGCCGAATTGATATGCAAGTCCGCCACGACCAATACACGGTGCTGGGGCACGCGACGGTGACGAGCGATGACATTGTGGAGGTCATCAAGCGGCTGGTGGTGGAGTCGGGCAAATTTCCGGCGGAGGCAGAACTGGTGCTTGATCCCAGGCTGATCCCCGCGGTGACGGTGGAAGTGCGTCAAAAAATCGAAACATGAGCGAAAACACATCATTCAAGGAACGGCAGCCGAAATGGTATCGGACGCTAATGATGGTCGGCGCGGGCGTGGTGGCGGTGTCAGCCGTTGTTAGCGCAGCCAAGACGTTGGTGCTGATCCCGGAACAGATCAACCAGCACTGCAAAGCCATCGAGAAGCTGGAGCGAGTGGACTCGGAGACGGCGCTGGAGTTGCGCAGCCAGCGCGACTTGCTCATGGAGATCAAGGGCGACGTGAAGAATTTGAACCGGCAAAGCCGGGTGGCCAAGAGTGCCGCGCCGGAGAATTAAACCCCACACAATTATGAATGACATCCAACCGTTGATTGATGCGTTGCAGGACAAGCTGCCGTGGCTCGCGGCGTTGACCAGTTTCATGGGCCTCGCCCGGTTGCTGGCCAAACCAATCAGCGCGCTGGTGCAATCGTTCTTTTCCAAGCTGGTAATGTTCATCCAAGGCACGCCGGAGACGGACGATGACGCCTGGCTGGAGCGGGTGCTGGCCAGCAAGCCGTATCGGTTCTTTTCGTTTGTGGTGGATTGGGTGTTGAGCATCAAATTGCCGAGTAGCGCCAGCGTGCAGACGCTCAAGGCCAGCGGCCCGGATGATGGCAGCATCGCCGGGCGGTTGGGGTTGTTCCTGATGTTGGGACTGCTGGCGACCGGCTGCGGCACGACCGCGCAGCGTGCGCCGAGCGCGACGGAACTGAAGTATTACGACGTCCGAACCAACGTCATCGAGGTGGTGGCCGTGGTGACCAACGCGCCAGAAACGGGGGAAACTCTCAACCCTCAACCCTCAACCGTCACCGTCCAGACCATCACCAATCGGGTGGAGCAATACACGCTGATGCCGAACGCCAACGCGCAACTGACCGCCAGCACGGGCGCGGCGGTGGGCAATATCTGGGGCGTGGGCGCGCCAGTCGGCGCGGGCATCCTCGGTTTGTTCAGCTTGTGGGGCTTGTGGCGCAGTCGCAAAAGTGCCGTGGCCAGCGCCGCCGAACTGGCACAGATCATCGAGACGGGCCGGCAGGTGTTGCGGGCCATGCCCAACGGCGAGAAGTACGAGGCGGAATGGAAAGCCTGGATGGTGAAACACCAGGCGGAGACGGAGACCATCGCCGCCGTGTCGCAACTCGTGGCCAACAGTGTGGACAATGAGAAAGCCAAAGGCGCGGCGCAATCCATCGTGAACCTGATTGAAGCCAGCAAAGGCTGATTTATGGGACGTTTAGCTGAAATCTTATCGTCCGGCCGTGCGCCGGGATTCAATACCAAGGCGATTGATCCGACCTTGCCGGAACGCGCCGTGCCCAAGGCGTTAAAAGACCTGGAACAGACTTTGCCGGCGCATCGGATAGCCAAGGAATCCGGGTTTTCCGTGAAGAAACTCAAACAGGTGTGGAACATCATCGGGTTGGTGGTGGCGTTGCTGGGAGTGTTGCCGGTGCAGGCGGGCGACCTGACGCGCAGCGTGACCTTTTCCGACGGACAACGGGTGACTGCGGGCAATCTGCATACCCTGATTGATGGCGCGAGCATCAACACGACGTTCCTGACGGGCAAAAGCCTGTTGAGCGCGGTAGATAGTGCGGATTACGTGTTGTTGTACGACACGAGCGCCGGGGTGTTCAAGAAAATGACGCTGGCGTCGTTAGTGCTGGCCAACACCGACTTGATCACCACGCAATCCGAGGAAGTGAACCCGGCGCCGAATGATTTCCTGCTGCTGTATGACGCGAGCGGGGCGCAACTGGTGAAGGTAAGCGTGACGAATCTGGTGACAGGCAACACAAACCTGATCGCCGCGCAACTGCCGATCACCAACCTCCTGAGTACGGCGCAGTTTTTGGTGAACAACGGCGGCACAAACAATCGCATCCGGCTGGATCATCTGTGGGCGAACAATTTTGAATACACGCGCCCCTTAACGAACCAGTTGCAACAGACCAGCCCGACCAATCAGGACGCTTTTCTGCTGTGGGATGCGGTGGCAGGGACAAACAAATGGACGTTGTTGGCGGCCATCTTCACGAACCGGCCCGCGATCACGACGAACGAACCGGGCGGATTCATCTACACGGAAACCAACGGTGTCCCCAGCAAGATCACGCTGAACAATCTGAGCAATGCCGTGGTGGGGCCGGTGGCGGCGCGGTTGCCGCAAAAGTTCGTCAGCACGAACTTGCCGGTCGGACAGGTTACGGCTAGCGGCAAGTATTTTGACACCCCGCACGGGTTGTCCGGGACGCCGCAGGTGTTCACCGTGGTGGCGGAATGCACGACGGCGGACCTGAATTACAGCATCGGCGATCAGGTGGTGTTGAACGGGGCACTTTACAACAACGCGCACGTCATCCCGTTTGCCAACAGCACCAACGTGGGATTCATCACGGATTTTGCCTCGTCGTCGTGGCAGTTCCCGAACAAGACGACGTTCAGCGGCACGGCCCCGACCAGTGGCCGGTGGAACATCAAGATCGTGGCGGAGTATTTGCAATGAACCTGGAAACCCTAGTCGAACGGGCGTGCCTGGAAAGCGGCTACAACGACACGGACGACGTGGCGGCGGGCAAAAAGTTCGCGCGGCATTGGGATGAACACATCTGGAATGCGGCCCTGTGGAAAGCGGCGTTAGTGGCGTGCGACGTGAGCATTGACCCGACGACGAACGAGGACCATGCGGAAGGCATCGTGTTTTTGCCGGAAGTGGTGGACCGGGTGGTGGCGGTGCGCTGTGCGAACAATCAACTGGCGGTGCGCGGGCAGGAGCATCATTACCAGATGGATTACGATGCGTTTGCGGCGACCGGGCAGCCGGTGGAGTTTCATATCTTGCCGCCGGGTTGGTTGACCGTGCGAAGCACCACATGGGAACTTTCCGTGCCCAATATTTCCGATCAGACGGTGGAAATGGCGGTGATCTATTACGATCAGTCCGGCACGCAAAGCGGGCAACGCCGCAAACTGACAGGCGTTTATTCCGCATTGAACGCCGACACCGATCTGAACGGCGTGCATCTCATCGAAAGAGTGTTCAAACCAGAAACGGCGGGCACGGTGTTGCTGGTTGAGGATGGCGTTACGACCTTGGGCGCGCTTGCCAGCACAGACACCGCCTCCCCGCTTTACCAACGTATCCGCCTGCTGCCGACTCCGACCGCGGCGTTCACGTTGAAGGTGTTGGGCAAGGCGAAATACGAGCCGTTGGACTTTGACCAGCAGGAATCAGCATTGCGCAACTGCGTGCCGGCGTTGCTGGCGTTTGTGCGGGGCAGCCTGAAGCGGCGTGGCGGCGAAGTGGCGGCGGCGCAACTGGAATTTGAGGAAGGCAATGCGTTGTTGCGGCAGGTGATGCAGGTGGAGGCATTGCAGGCGGCGAACAACCAGCGGTTCATGCCGGAAGCCGGGTACGGCCCGGACCACGGTTTAGGCCCGATGAATCTGACGTGATATGCCCGCCATCGCCAATCCCGGAACAGACCTGCCCTTGTTGTGGGAACAAATCCGCAACTGCGCGGGCGGCATGGATGCGTTCAGCGACCCGGCGGAACTGGCGGAGAATGCGAACCAAAAAAACGTCAATGTATTGATCCGGGACAAGCTCAAAGCCCGCACCCGGCCCGGCGCGGGCGGTCTGGGCGGCGCGGTGCTGGCGGCGTTCCCGGTCAAAGGCTTGTTCTACTACGACACCCCGAGCAATGAACAGTTGATTGCCGTGTGCAATCAGGCGTTCAAACATTGGAACGGGAGCACCTGGACGGCGATGGCGGGCTTTACGCCGGCAGACGCGCGGGTGGCGCTGGCGCAAGGGGTGGACACCGTGTTGATCACGGACGGCACAAACAACATGCGGACGTGGAACGGCAGCGCCTTCACCGATTGCGGCGCAACTGCCGCCGATCCCCCCAAAGAGGCCACCATCCTGTGCTGGCACACGGGCCGGATGTTTGCCAGCGGCAAGGCAAGCGCCCCGGATACCATCTGGGTCAGCAATCGTCTGGCCTTTGGCGCAGGACAATGGAGCAGCACCACGCGCAGCTTTCGTATCGGCATGGGCGAAGGCGATCCCATCCGCAGCCTGAAAAGCTACATCGGCCACACGCTGGCCGTGGGCAAGGAAAACTCCATCTGGTTGGTGGACACCGACCCGAGCGCCGAGCCGGCGGATTTCAGCGCGGCGACCTTGGGCGAAAGCCTGAGCTACGGCGCGGGCGTGTGCGGCCCGGAAGCGTGGGACGTTTATGGGAACGACATCTTTTTTGTGTCGCCCGATCGCCAGATTTACACCTTGCGCCGGATGGCGGCGGCGACCGCGCAATACGAGGTGAGCGCCCCGATCAGCCAGCCGATGCAGCCGTACATTGACCGCATCAATGCCGCGGCGCAAAGCACGATTGCGGTGAAGAAATATCAGGAATTGATCCTGTTCGCCGTGCCCTTGGACAGTGCGACGACGCCGGATCATGTGCTGGTTTACAATGGCCGGCTGGGATGCTGGCTGGGCGTGTGGGAAGGCTGGACACCGCAGCATTGGGAAATCACCCGCTTTTCCGGCCAGCAACGGCTGGTGTTCGGCGATGTGGCGGGCTACGTGAACCAGTGGAAAGACAACGACGACGACGAAACCGACGCCACTTACACCGACAACGGGACGGGGTTTGCCACGAAAATCTGGACGCGCAACATGGCGTTTGGCGACGTGGAAGCCGACAAAGTGGCGTTCAACTGCCGGGTGCGGTTCAATCGCGGCAGTGCGGCGGTGAACTTTACGGCGGTGGGCGATGATGCGGACCTGAAAACGTGGAGCAAAAAGTTCGAGCCGACCGGCGATGTGCTGGGCACGGGCACGTTGCCCTTCCTGTTGCAGAGCGTTGGACCGACCGTGGCGGCGGGCAGCTTGCGATCATTGCCGAGTTTCCGGGAGTTGTACCTGAAGCTGGAGAGCAGCAGCGGATGGTGGGAACTGCGGAATTTGAGCGTGAGCGCGCGGGTGCGTCCGATTAAAACCAAATGATTTATGGGCTGGCTATCTGACATCCTTGGCATAAAAAAGCCGACGATTCCTGATCCGAATGCGGCGGCGGTGGCGGGGGCGCAGGCGGACTTGGAATTGTTCCCGTTCCAATACCAGATCAACAACCTCGCCAAGATGGGCGGCAAGGCGGTGATCAATGGCAAGCTGTACGACTTCACCGGCCTGGGCGATGCCGACACGTCCGCGGCCATGTCCGATAAGATGGCGGAAACCATGCTGGCCTTGCAAAAGGAGTATGGCCCGGCGTTTGTCAAACAGCGGTTGGCGGAACTGAAAGCAGCGGACCCGACCGGCTACGCGGCGCGGCAACAGTTGTTTGACCGCATCATGGCGGACGCGACGGCGAACCCGGATCGCCCGATGAACCAGTCGTTGCAGGACGCCATTCAGGGCGAACTGAGCAAGGCGGGCAAACTGGACGCGCGGCAGATCGAGGAAGTGCAGCAGGGCGTGCGCGGCAAACAGATCGTGCGCGGCATCATCCTTGGGAACGCGGCGGCCAGCGAGGAAGCCAATGCGCTGGTGAACGCCAGCGAAGGCTTGCGCGATCAACGGCAGCAACAGGCGGCAGGATTCCTGAGCAGCGGCGTAAGCCCGGAGGATGTGCAGTATCGCAATATCCAGCAAGCTTTGAGCAATTTAGGAGCATTCACCAACGGCGCGACCCCGACCGCGCAGTTCGGGGCGGTGAGCAGCGCCAGCAACGGGGCCGCCCCGTTCTGGACCGGCAGCCAGAACACGGCGAGCACGAATCCCAACGCCACCGTGCAAGGGTTGCAGGATGCGATGAGCCTCTACAGCGCGGACATGAATTGGTCCAACAGCCAGGTGAACCCGTGGATGGCGGGCATTGCCGGCGCAGCCAGCGGTTACAACCTCGCCAACAAAGCCGGATGGAACTGACGCCACAAATACAGGACCGGGTGGATGCGGTGCATCGGTTTTGCGCCACGTTGCCCCCGGCGGATTTGCCGGTGACGCATCGGTTCACGCCGGGATTGTATGCGCGGGAAATCTTCATGCCCAAGGGCAGTCTGGTGGTGAGCAAGATTCACAAGACGGAACATCCGTTTGTGGTGATCAGCGGGCACGCGGCGGTGTGGGATGCCGAGCAGGGCGTGCAACAGTTGCGGGGTGGGCATGTTGGGATTACCAAACCGGGCACGCGCCGGGTATTGTTCATCCACGAAGATTGCCGTTGGATCACGTTCCATCCGACCCAAAAGCTGGACGTGGACGAGATCGAGGCGGAAATCATCGAGCCGCGCGCGGTGGACGGCAGCGCGGTGGGCACAGAGATTGACGCGGACTTGGTGAAACTATTAACCGGAGGACAATCGTGAGTTGGGCAGCCATTGGAGCAGCAGTCGCCGGCGCGGCAGTAAGCGCCGGGGCATCCGCCTACATCAGCAGCGAGATGACACCGACCCGGCCCGACCTGGCTTCCAGCAGCCGGGAACTGGCGGAGGTCAATGCCGCGATGTTGCCGATCCGGCGGGCGTTGGAATCGGCAGCCAAGCAGGGCGGCAAGGTGACGATTGATAATTACCCGGCCCATACCGTCCAGCAGAAGGTTTACAACATCCCCGCCGGCAGTCAGTGGGATTTCAAAGGCAAAAACAATCTGGCGGGCATGGCCACAATGGGGGTTGACCCCGTGGCCGGGACCATCATGGCCACGCTGGGATCGCACAAGAAGCGGACGGAATGGAAGCTCGTCCCCGCATCGGAATGGGATGAAGGCGGTTCGATGGCCGGACAACCGCGGCCTCCGGAAGAATGGTCCGCCATTCAGGACATCCAAGTGCCGGAAGGGCCGCGGACGTTTGATTTCACGGGCTACGGCGAAGCCGATGCCAACGCGGTGGTAGCGCGGGAAACCGCCAAGGCGCAACTGGCGTTGCAACAGAAGTATGGGGTGCAATTTGCCGAGACAGCCGCCGAACAGGCGAAGCTGGCCGATCCGGAAGGGTATCGGGCGCGGCAGAAGATGAACGAGTTGATCCAGCAACAGATCAACCGCACCCCCGATCGCACCGTGGCCAAGACGTTGGATCGTCAGATCGGCGCGCAACTCGACGCCGGGAGCGGACTGGACGCGGACAGCCGGGCCATGCTGGATGAAGCCGTGCGGCAGGCGGGCGGCGCGCGCGGGGGATTGGATACCCCGGCAGATTTCAGCGATCCATTGACGCAAGGCTGGGCGGGGCAGGCGCGCAAAGATGCCGGCATCAAAAAGGCTCAAGGCTGGTTGAACAGCGGCGCCACACCACAAGATGCGGATTACCGCACCAGCCAGCAGAACATGGCGAATTTGAGCGCCTTGGTGAGCGGGCAGACGCCGCAAAGCCAGTTCAGCAATCTCAGCGCGCCCGGGCCTACGCCGATGGTGACCGGCGGCGCGCAACCGCAGATGCCGAACAATGCGAGCGCGGGCGCGGCCAACGCGATCAACAGTTACAACGCGCAGATTGACCAGGCGACCAGCAACACCAACGATTGGATGGCCGGACTGGCGGGATTACTCAGTGTGGGCAATGCGGCGTTGAAGAAAGGATGACGACTTTATGAACCGGCAAGACTTGGCTTTGGTATTGAACCAGGTGGACAACGTGGGCGACACGCTGTTGCGCAATCGGATGTTCAACGAGCAAAAGCAGCAACGGGCGACCGAACGCGCGGAGGATATGACGTTCCGGCGTGAGGATCGCGATTTGCGCGAACGCATGTTCAACGAGCAGCAGGCCACGCGGAAGGAACTGGCCACCCAAAACAACGCCTGGCGCACGCAGAACGAGGATCAGCAACAGTTGCAGATCATCATCAAGGCCAACGCGGACGGAAGTTTGGACGACGCGAGCCGGGAGCGGGCCAATCAGTGGATTCTGTCGCATCCGCAACTGAGCGCGACGGGTATCCAGTTGACCAAACCCATGCCCAAGACGGTGGGCACAATGGAAACCAGTCAGACGAGGAATCACGCGGAACTGAAGAAGCTTCAGGAACAGATCCGCAGGGCGACCACGCCGGAGGAAAAGGCGGCGGCGGAACAGGACTTGGCGGATTTCAAGAGTCTGTTGCCGGGGCGGGAAAAATCAGAGGAAACCAAACCCGACGCCGGTGCGATGACGGCGCTAAATGAATTGCAACGAGCTTGGGCCGAAGCCATCAAGAACAAAGACCAAGCGGAAGCGGATCGGATTGGCGCAAGCATTGATGCCACGCGGCAAAAGTGGAATATCAATCCAGCAGGCGGCGCGGCGGCGACACCCGCACCCACTGCCAGTCAACCCAAACCGCAACCCGCTGCCACCAATGCCCCGGTTCAGCTTCCCAAGGTGCAGACGCAGGCCGATGTGGACCGGGCGATACAGGAAGCCAACGACGCCATCAATGGCACGGGAAAATACGCCGGAAAACGGAAAGACCCAAAGGTGGTCAAGCAGATGTTGCGCGAAATGGGGATCGAGTTAAAACAGTGATGTCATGGCCACAAACCTCTTTGATGCCGCGCCGGATGTGGAATCCGCGCTGACGGGTGATCAGCCGTTGTTTGAATCCGCGCCGGACTTAGCCAACGGACTGCCGGACGGTGGGAATCTTTTTGATGCCGCCCCGAATCTTCCTGATTCAAACCCCATTCCTGATGAGCCGGTTTCCGACTGGCTGGGCATTGGGGAGGAAGTCAGCGGGTTGGGTAACTCATTGGCGCGCGGGGCGGTTAATTTTGCGCAGCAACAGAACTTGAACGCCTTGCGGCGGCAACGTGATATTCCGGGCGAGATTGCCAAAATAGACGCAGAACTGAAGCAGGCGGAGGATTATCTGGCGAGCCGTGTTCCGCATCCCGGAATTGCCGCAAAAGGGTTTGTGACGGCGGGCGAGGAAGCGGATTATCGCCGGTCAATGCAGCGCACCTTGGGCGATGCCGCCCGGCGCAAAATAGGGTTGCAACAAGAATTGGCCCGCCTTGAACAGTCAGCCCCAAACATCAAGCGCGAATTTCAGAGCAATCAGGAGTTACTGGAAGCCCTGCCCTATACCGAAGCCCAGCGGGAATTTCAGAAGAAAGAAACGCCGTGGTGGAAGTTCTTTCAAAACCCGGTGGAATTAACAGCAACGACCACGCTGGAAAGTGCGCCGGTGATGGCGCAGACGATGGCGGCGGCGCCGCTCGGGCCGGGCGGCGTGGTATTGGTGGCGGGCGGATCATCTTTCGGCGCTGAATCCAGCGCGCGGGTGCTGGCGAAGATGCAGGAGGATGGCGTTGACCTGAAGAATCCTGAATCGGTGGTGGCATGGCTGGCTGACCGGGCCAAAAGCGATCCAGCACTTGCCAAGGCAGACCTGGCCGCGCTCGGGCCAGCGACGTTTGACGCGCTCTCAGGCGGCATTGCCGGGCGATGGTTGAAGGGGGCGACTGGACGGGGAACAAAACCGTTGGTCGGCGCGATGGCAAAGGAAAGCGGCGCGCAAATGCTGGCGGGCGGAGCGGGGAGCATCGCCGGAAACAAGCTGGCGGGCGAGGCGGTGGATTGGAAAGATGTGGTTTTGGAAATGGCGGCAGAGGTTGCTCCGGTGGAAGCCGTCAGCAATGTGGCGGCGGAACACGGTTTTGGACTGGATCAAATCGTTTCCCAGCGCGCAGAGAATAAGGCTTTTGATGCCGCATCCGCCCAAGCGGCGCAAGAAGCGGCATTGCAAGGCACATTGCCGGTGCGTAATGGGAAACTGACTCAGAATCGCGCGGCAGATTTCTCCTTTGAGAAAGGCAAACTTTTCGAGTCTGCCCCCAATGTTGAATCTTCCGAGGCGCAGCCCCAAAAACCTGAGACGCAAAATCAAAATTCTCGTCCGGCGGGGACTGCGGCGCCCGCTACTCCGCCGGACGCTTCCGCCCAGGTGCGCGCGGAACTGGAAGCGTTGCCGGGGGCGCAGGAGGATTTGGCGCGGCCAATGGCCCGGCTTACCACTGAGCAGACGGACGCCGGGCTTTATGAAACGGCGGAGGATGATGCCCCGGTGACGAAGGGGGATTTGCGGGCGTTGGTGGACTTTTTCCAGAATGGAGGGCCAAACCCGTTTGCCAACGAAACCAAGCCGAAACCCACAAACGCACAAGGCAATGAGCCGAACTTACAAGCAAACCCCGCGCAACCAGCGGCGGGGAATGGACAAGAAATGGCACAAGCTCAAGTGCTACCACAAGCACCGCAAGGCGATGCTCCGAGCCGACCACCACCATTTCAATACGAATCTTCTGAATCCAAAGCCTGGTGGGAAAAGAAAGACCAACTAGACGCCGAGTTTAAGGCCACCACGCCGGGCAGTCCAGAACGAGCCGCCGCAAGGAAAGCCAGAAACGAGCATGAAGATTTAGCGTTTGGGGAGAACGGAAACAGAAGGTTAGCCGCTCGAAGAATTGATGCTTCCGCCCCTTTGAAGGAAGTCGGCAACGTGCGGCAAACGCAATACTCGGGTACTAATATTACTGCGACAGACTTAACAGGCTGGCGCTTTGATGGGGAATGGCAGACGGATGAAGATGGGAGAGAATTTCGCAAAGTTGTAGGACCAAACGGAGAAAAAGCCGTTGTAGATAGGTCGTTACATCCATTGCAAGAATCGGCGTTGTCAGATGCAACTATCAAGCAAATGCCCGGTGGCGCGGCGGTGACGGCTGAAGTAACAGACGGAGCACCAATTCCCGCCAACGGGCAAGAGGCTGCTACCGTAAATCCCCCGGCAAATCATGTCAACGCGAATCCCAAGGAACTGGAGCAGCGTAAATCCGCCGCGTGGGATGAGGTGCAAAAGTTGCGGAAACGCCTGCAAAAAGCGCCCAAGAATCAATCGGTGCAAATGGCGTTGCAGAAGGCGCAGAAAGCCCATGCTGCCGCCGTGCGCGCCTGGAAGAAAGCCACCGGCCAAGCCATTGCCACGGGCACGCGCGCGGCAAAGGTGTTTGCAGCAGAGGAAGAAATGGGCGGGGAAGATATTCTTTCGTTCATCATCGAGCAGGGCGGGTTGGTCAGTAAATCGAGCGCCAAACGGCATCGCGGCTCGGAATGGTGGCAGAAGAATAAGAGCCTTTACGACGATGCCGCCCCCTTGGCGCGGACGCATCACAACATCGTTTACTCGGATAACGGTCGTTACCCGGATCAGTTGGCGCAGGCGGCTTACGAAAAGGGTTTGATTGATGAACCGCACGAGCGCGCTTTGTGGGCGGCGATGAAGGACGCCAGCGGCAAGCGGGCCAATGCTTACAAGAAGCAGGCGCAGCAGGAGGAACATTTACAGACGCAATCCAAGTTTGCCAGTGCCACGGCGCAGGGTGATATGGCGGTGACCGCCGAGGACTTGAAGCCGGGCGACACGTTTGAAGTAGATGGCGAACCGTTCAAGGTGAAGCGCGTTGACCCGACGACGGGCGAGGTGACGCTGGATGATGGCAAGGTGTTCGGACGCCAATATTTGAGCGCCGGGCAACAGATTTGGGTGGAGCAACCGAGTGACGGATTGACGGAACGCATTGCGGACGCGGATGGCGGAGCGCAGTTTGCGGCGGGTGAATCTCAAAAGATTCAGTTTGCGCGAGTGCCTGGAAAGTGGGGAGCGCAGAAGGTGTTTGTTGATGGAAAACACCGTGGCGATGTCACAGTGGATTTCAAAGCCCGCACCGCGACACTGACCGTTGACGGAAAAACAATGTCCCTGCCGTCAATCGAGGCGGCGCAGTCACCAGTTGAATTTGTTCGTCGCATGTTGGCGCAGTCAGCGCTGCCGAATCGTGGAGAGGAATTTTCCTTTGATGCTCCAGAGTCGGTAGCAGAGCAAAAGGCACGAGAGAGACGCGAGAAACAACAGGCGGACACCAAGGCGGCCAAGGAATCCATGCTGGAACGCGCGGGCGCGCGGTTGGTGGCGGGTGAGGACACGCGCACGGGGGACATGTTTTCATCGCCCGAAGGACGGTCCACACGCCAGGATAAGGCGGGGCAGGGGAGTTTGTTTGCGGCGGGCGCGGTGATGCCTCCAAAATTTGCGTTGAATAACCCGATCAAAGGGCCAACCGGCGCCAGCATTGTAGGATATGAATGGCGTTCGACTATTGGGGAAAAATTCAGTGCACGCGAGGGCGGGATGGTGGAAGCCCGCGTTTCGGATTGGGATAACGCCGACGAATCCACTGGAACAGGACGGGCAATCGTGCATGTGTTCTATGTCGCCCATCCAGACGGCACAGTAAAGCCAGAGGGAATCCGTAGCGCGCAAAATGTTCTTGGTATCAGCGAAACCCGCTTGATGACGATTGCCAAGAAAGAGCGCGCGGCGCAGCAATACCGGCAGGATCAAGAGCGCGCGGAAATGGCAAGTTATGACAAAGCCTCCGCTTCGACAGCCCAGGAGGCGGCGCGTGATTACCGCAAATGGAATTATAGCCCAATGCGGACATTTGAGGAAAACAATGAAGCATTCAACGAAAGCGCTTTATTTGAGAAGGATGGGAAGTTTATCCGCCGCAACTGGAAAACGGCGGAGCGGATGCAGCGCAATGGGTGGACGCTGGTTAAAGACGACCCGGCGCAAACTAGCGGCACATCTAAGGCGATTGATTCAGTTCGAGCATCAAAGCCAGAAAATCAACTCGATCGTGGGCGGCTGAACCAGGGTAGCTTGTTCAAAGCCGGCAGCAAAGCCACGGGCACACCCCGCGCGCAGATCCAAAACGTGGTGGCGGGACTTCAGCGGGAGATGCCGAAGGCGGCGCCGACGACGGTCGTAAACACCCCGGAGGAATTGCCGGCAGCGGTGCAGAGTGCCGCGGCCAAGCAAGGCGTGCGGTTGGCGGGCGTTAAAGGACTGCTTTTGGGCAACCGTGTTTACCTTGTAGCCTCGAATTTAGCCAATCCAGCCGAAGCGCAGAGCATTTGGCTTCACGAGCAGGTGGGGCATTTTGCGACGGACGCGCAGTTGGGCGCGGAATTGCGGGACTTCATGGGGCAGGTGCATGACTCTTTCAAGGGTAGCCAACTGATGGCAGACGTGCGGGCGCGGTATCCCAAAGCGGACCGGGTGACGCTGGGGCGCGAGGTGGTGGCGCGATTGGCGGAAGCTGGGGACACGAATCCGGGCGCGTTCAAGCGATTGCTGGCCATGTTCCGGGCGTGGTTGCGCAAGTTGGGACTGGTGCGCCAGGTGAGCGAGAATGATTTGCGGGTCATGTTGCAGCGCGCGGCGGAATCGCTCCGCGATGGGCCGTCTAAAGTTTCTAAGCGCGGAGTCTTGGAGGCTGGCAACGCTACTTTGGTAGCGCCGTGGGCGCGTGGAGAGTTTGCGCTGACGGCGCATCACGGAACGCCGCACAAAGTGGACAAATTCACGACGGCGAAGATCGGCACAGGCGAAGGAGCGCAGGTGTATGGGTGGGGACTTTACTTTGCGGAGAATGATAAAGTAGCGGCGAGTTACGCGGAAACACTTTCCGAAAGAGATAGAAAGCAAAGATCGAGAGAAGGCGAAACTAGATTGAACGAACAGGCCAAGCGTGAAGGCTTGGCGGTGTCTTGGTCTGATGATCGAGGCAGGTTTTATTTACGGCCTCAGATTGCCCCAGGGCAAAGCGCGCAATACGATCCAGCAGAACTAGAAGCCAGAGCATCGGAAACGCTGCGCGCCGCTATTGCGCAAGCCAATTCATCTGTTTATGGCAACAAATACACCGTCAGCCTGAACGTCGAGCCGGAGGAATTGTTGGATTGGGACAAGCCGTTGCGCGAGCAGAGCGAGAAAGTAAGGAAGGCTTTAGGGCAGACAAGCCAACAAATTCAAAAGATAGCCCGCGCCACGATTTTTCCGCATCGAAGTGAGTTTATAGTTGAACGCATCCAGCCTGGCGCAAAGTTTTCAGGAGGCGACCGCGTTGGAGTTTTTAATACGTGGGAGGCGGCGATGGCCGCGGCAGTCCAGTATTACAGCAAGGAAGCAACCGGACAAATGCTGTACTCGTATCGGAGCGAGGACGCCGAAACAGCATCAAAAGAATTGTTTAACGCTGGCATCAAAGGTATCCGGTTTCTGGATCAGGGAAGCCGGGGCACGCCGATGTGGTTTGTTAATCTGGAGGACGGCAGCAGCCAACATTACGACAGTGAAGCCGCGGCCAACAAAGCAGCGATTCGCGCCCGCGAAAACGGCTACACGGCCACGGTGCAAAAAGGCCAGACTTACAACTACGTCATTTTCAATGACGCGGACATTACGATAACGCACGAGAACGGCAAGCCCGTCAGTGTGGCGGAAGCAGTGCCAGGACAGGCGGAGTTTGCGGCGGGGCAGGATTCTGGTATTGCTGAAGGCGTGGCATCGCCCGCGTTTAAGAAATGGTTTGGCAATTCCAAAGTGACGCAGTTGGTTTACCATTCCAGTCCGGAAAAGTTCAATGTGTTCGATACAAGCGCAGAAGGCGCGCATTTCGGAACACACGAGCAAGCCAGCAATTTGAGAAAGCCAGGCAAACGCGCCCCACAGGCGTATTGGCTATCCATCCAAAATCCTCTCCGGCTTCCAGATTTGGGAGTGTGGAGCAATTTCCAAAACGTTCACGCCTACCTGAGCCGGGAAAACATTATCACCGACGCCGAGGCGGACAGGGCTTTCGACGAGTTCCGTTTTACAGATGAACGAGGTTGGAAGGCGTTAAAGGATATTCTGCGCGCGAAAGGCTATGACGGCATCGTTTACGAGAATGAAGTTGAAGGCCAAGGCGAGTCCTACATTGCTTTTGAAGCCAATCAGATAAAGTCAGCAAAGAACAAGGGCACATTTGACCCCGCAACGGATGACATCCGCTTTGCCGCCGGGGAAGCCGAACAATCGGAGTTTGCCAAGTTGCAGGCGGAAATTACGGCGGCGGAACAGGAATTGATGGAAGCCATCCGGCAGACGGTGTTGCCACCGGATCAGCGGCAGGGCACGCGCGCGGATGTGTTCGCGGCCAAGAATGACGCGCATCGCAAGTTGCGCGATTTACTGGCGAAGCAACTGAAGATGATGACGGACATCCGCAACCTGGACGCGGCGCGGAGTCCCGAGGAAACCGCCAACCTGATCAGCCAGACGGTGGACCTGCTGAACAGTATTCAGGACGAAATCAGCGAGCGGAACGCCAAGAGCGAAGCGATCGGGCCGGACCTGCTGAAATTGCGCACGGATTTGCAGGAACGGTTGATGATGTTGAAGGGGTGGACCGATGACCAGTCCGAGGCCGGACGGGCCAATGTCCCGAAAGAAACTGAGGCCGGACGGGCCCGCTTTCTGGCGTTGGAATCGGCTACCGATCCGCAACACAAGACGTTTGGCGAATGGTGGCAGACGATCAAAAACGGGTTGCGCTACCTGACCAGCCCGATCCCGGAACTGCCGTTGACGGGTGAGCGCGCGGAGAAATCCGCGTTGTTCCGGCGCGGGTATCGGCTTTTTGCGGTCGAAAACAACCGCGTGCGCAAGGAAGCGGCGGATCGAGTCAATGAAGTGCTCGAGCCGTTGACCAAGCTGGGGCGGACGCCGGCCAGCAATGAAGCGTTGCGGCGGTATTACAAGCTAGGCGAGGCGCGGGAACGCGCGGCGATGGACGAGCCGAAGCGCGCGGCTATTGCCAAGCAAATGCTGGCGTTGGAGGAATCCACGCTGAACAAAGACCCGTTCAACTTGTTCCGGCGACTGGTGCTTTACAAGGACCTGCGTTGGCGCGGCACGTATCTGAAAAACGAGCAGGGGAAGCCGATCACGTTGCCGATGGGGTTGACGGTGGACGAAGTGGCCAGCGAATTGCGCCGGACGTATAAGCTGATCGAGCAACACCCGGACGGACTGGCGATCACCGAAGCGTTGCGCCGGCACTACAAGCTGACCGATGACCTGCAAAAGAGCATCCTCGAGCACGGCGAAATCATCCCGGAAAGCCTCCGAAACCCGCTCTATTTCCCGCACCACGTCATTGATTCGTGGAGTGGCAACATTGCGCGGGTGCGTCCGAGCACGGAGGAAGATTTTCGGAAGTATCTCATCGCCCCGACCGGCAGCGCCAAGCTGATCCAAACGGATTACCTGAAAGCGATGTATCTGCATACGGCGGACGTGTTGGCGCACAACGCGCGGGTGGACCTGGTGGACAAGTATTGGAAGCCATACGACATCAGCGAGCAACTGAAGGCGCAGCACGGCGACAAGTGGAATCTGCCGTGGAACATCCCGCCGGGTTACAAGGTGTTCACCCCGTTCAACAAGCTACCGCTCCGCATGGATTACGTGTTGAGCCGGGAAGTCTTGGCGGACAAGCTGGGCGTGTTATTCAACGACGGCGATTTGCGGGAACGCATGGGGGACACGGGCAAGGTGCTGAAGGTGAAGCCCGAGGACTTGCACGCGGCCATGGTTGCCGGCGAAAAGATTCAATGGGTGTTGCCGGCGGAGATTGCGGACGCATTGACCGGCATCGCGCGGCGCGAGGCGGCGGCCAGTAATCCCGGCTTGGGCCATGCCATCGGGTTGCCATTCCGCGCCGTGAACAATTTCTGGAAGAAAACCAAGCTATTTGCCCCGTGGAACTGGGTCCGCTACGAATATGGAAACCTATCCACCGATGCGATTGACAAGGTGTTGGCGGCTGATCCTGGCGCAGCGAAGCATCTGGCACGCGCAGCGCGGGAGATTTGGACGGCGGACACGGGCGAGCAATCCCCGGAATACCAGGCAGCGCAGCGGGAAGGGGTGTTTGACACGATCACGGCGGGCGAAGCGGGCGAATTGACCAAGCTGCCCGAGTTCAAAGCGTTCCTGACCGGCAGTGAAGCCCGATGGGAAAAGGTGCGCAGTTTCCTCGAAAGACCGATGCGCGGGAGCAAATTCCGGGAAGCGGTGTTTCGCTATGCGAAGTTCCTGGCGGACGTCGAGCGAT